GTCAGGACATGTTCTTGTGGTGGATAAAGAACATTCATGCGTATTTTGACAGCAAAACTACCCGTGAGCCGTGAAGCGTGGGTAAAAAGCCAAAAAAAACCCCACCAGAGGCGGGGTTCAATAAGCTTCAACCAAAACAATCAGCATAGATTGTTAAAAATGAGGGACCATTCCCTCACCGCGTAAAGTACTTAAACCACGGGTTGGGGTCAAGGCTATTCTGCTCGTGGGTCTTCCAGCTTTGGTTAAGCTGTTTGACTAGGTTCTGGCATTTGTCACAAAAGATATTGCCTTTAGTTGCTCGGATGACGGCGTGGCAGGACTCGCAAGGCTTTTGGTTGGTGATTCTTTCTTTCTTCATAGCCACCCCTTTTCTTTCAAGAATTTTCTGTTTGCTAAGTGCGCCTCCTTTACCCGGACTTTACTTTGGCCGAAGTAAGGCACGGCAAGTCTTTCTTTTACAAGCGCGGCGTTTATCGAGGTTTCCTCGGTCAGGTAGATTGTTCCGAGGTATCGCCCGAACTTTCCTTTTTCTTTGGTAGTGAGGGTGTATGTTCCTCCGACATGCAGCGCTTCTTCGACAAACTCCTTCGCCAAGAGTCCGGCTGCTTTTTCTTCAGCATCTCGTGTGCGGCACTCTGGAGTATCAACACCGTACAAACGTATAGACTCATTGTGAATCCAGTGGCTAAAACCAAGGTCGATATCAATAATGATAGAGTCACCATCAATTACCCTCACAATCTTGCAATTGTATTCGTACATTACGCGGTCTCCACTTTTGCTTCTGTCTCGATCCACACCTTCGCACCGCAGGACAGAGGCTTATCCGGGCTGTAGACCACGGTGCTTGGGCCGTGAACCGCGACACGGTTGCACTTAACATTTTCTTTATAAGTTTTAACCGTGAGTACTGGCAGGTCCGCACCTTTTGAATTGGCGCGGATGTTATGCTGATTGACATGGATACGGGTTTTCATCGTTTCTCCGGATCGTTACGAAGTTCTTTTTCCCAGCCGGTCTTGGGATTGCCGGCGTCCTCTGCGCTGAACCCGGGGGGATAAACTACGATCTTTCCGCCATTGGCTAAGAAAGCGTCAATATCCCGTTGGAGTTCCTTTCTTCGGAGTTCTTTTTCGGTGCCCGTAAGCACTGGAGAGCGGGGGATGGCGTAGTTAGTCATCATCTTTTTGACTCTCTGCGTCAATTTTCCGCTGTAGGTCGGCTTTGCGTTTCTCTTCAGCCTTGTTCTTTTCAAAGATACGCGCCCAGTTTTGCCCGAAAGTTTCTGCGGGGATTGACTGAGGGCGTCTCTTACTGCCTTTGCCGTTATCGGCGCGTGAAAACTTACTCATTAGAAGGGCAAATCCTTATCAAAGTCCCCCAGTGGGGCAGAAGTTTTTTCTTGGTAGGGTTCTTTTTCTTTAACCTCAAGGCTCATGTAACTGTCGCCGCTCTTGGATGTCTTAATCCATCCAGCGAGTTCCAGCTCTTGGCCTTTGTAGTTCAGCGGGCCGCGGTAGTCGGGCTGGTTAGGCTTGGTCTTCTTCTTGTTACGGAAGAAAGCGCCGCGGTTCGTGTCATCATAATCAGGCATTGTCGACAGACCTCTCTACTTCCTGTGTAACGGCCGCGGCTATGAGGACGGCCTCACGGGCTAGGTCGTAACGGTTTGTGTGCTTGCCGGATTCTACCAAAGCCTGAGCAATCATAAACACGTGGCTTTCAAACTTTTCTTTGCCGGTCATATTATTCCTCCGAGGAATCTTCTTGGTCAGCGAGATATTCATCTCGTTCTCGTTTTCTGTCGAAATCATCGACAAAGTCTTCTTCTAGCGAATCAAGGTAACGATCTAAGTCGGCCATTACGGGATCTTTGTTCACATTATTCTCCTTGTAAGGTAGCCCGTGACGTGGGCCAAGCGGCGTGTGCCTGCGCTTACGACTAAAAATAGCCAAGGAATCGGCATCACACGCTGCGGATGTTTTTCGAACTCACCCACCGTCCGCTGGGGCTTACTTCGAGAGACCTATCTTTCTCGAAGCTTTAAAGTCTGCTGCCGGTACAAGTATCCAAATATACCATACTCGCCCCGCATCATCGCCCGATGCACTTCGACAAGGTGTTCGGCTAATTCTTCTGGGGCCATGGAATTGAGGTACGTGAGCTGCGGATCGTCGTGCATGTCGCGCTTAAGTTTCTCTAAGTCCATTGTTTTGGCCTGTTCTCACATTCTAATCTTATATAAAACCCAAGCGCAACTTGTTTTTTACATAAACAAGGTATAATCTGTGCGTCTTTCAATTAAGGAGTATAGCATGGCTAAGATGGGACGCCCGGTAAAGTGGCCTCAAGACACGGTAGATCAAATACGGTACGCTAGATTTGTCGAAAAGCGCAAGATAGAGTGGATTGCACTCAAGTTTGGCGTTCCGATCGACACCGTTAGGGATTACATCTACAGAGGTACGCGCAGTGGAAAGAATGAAGATAAGTAGGATACACGTCTGCTCTAGGTGCGAGGAAGCTTTTGAGATAGAGCCTTTCTTAGTAAGGTTGCTTGAAGAAGAGGAAGCTGAAATTGAATCGATCATTTGTTATGACTGCCTTGCCGAAATCTTTTTTTCGGAAGAGGGCATCAGCGAAGTTATCCATTGATTAAATATCACGGAACTCCTATTGGCGGTAAAAACACTGACGCGGCCGAATTGCTCCGGGGAAGGCACGCTTTGGTTAGCCATGCGCACTCGGAGCAGTTAGGTATCGTGCTAGAAAACTGTCAATCTTTTATCTTGGACAATGGGGCTTTTAGCGAATGGAAAAAGTCCGGGGATGAAATTGATTTTGATGTTTATGTAGATTGGGTTAAGTCTTTGTATAGACACCCTAATTTTGATTGGTGTTTGATACCCGACAAGATAGATGGAAGCGAATCTCATAACGTAGCCTTAGTGAATAGATGGCTTCGTCTAGGTTTAAAGGCAAAAGGCGTCCCGGTTTGGCATTTACACGAAAGTTTAGAATGGCTTGAATGGATGGTAGATCGATTCGAATGGGTAGCCATAGGAAGTTCGGGTCAATGGGCTACTCCTAATACAAAAGGATGGTGGTCACGGATGGAAGAAGCTATGAACGTTTGCTGTGATTCTTCTGGCAGGCCCAAATCAAAACTACATGGCTTACGTATGCTAGATCCCAAAATATTTATAAACCTTCCTTTGGCTTCCGCGGACAGCACTAATGCCGCAAGAAACAACAATCAATTAAGTCGATTTGGAATGTATGCACCGCCGTCTGCTGGGCAAAGAGCCGCTAACATTGCCGCAAGAATAGAATCTTTTAATTCTGCTGCGGTTTGGGTAGGTAATAAACAACAAAATTTAGAGCTGTTCTAATGGTAAATTCAATGCTCTGTGTGGCGTTGGCCGTGTACTTTGAAGCGCGGAATCAGCCGGCTCAGGGACAAAGCGCGGTCGCTCACGTGGTATTAAACCGCGTGGCGGACCCTCGTTACCCTTCTGACCCGTGTGCCGTGGTCATGGAAGGCCCAACCTACGTTAATTCACCAAGCAACCTGCCCGTTCGTCATCGCTGCCAGTTTAGTTTTTTCTGTGATGGTCTCCCGGAGGAAATAACGGACATGGACGCGTGGCGTGAGGCGCGGATGTGGAGTTTATTGGCTATGAATGGCGCGACGGATGACCCGACGTATGGCGCTACCCACTACCACGCGACTTCCGTTTGGCCTTTTTGGGCACCTCATCTAGAGCTGACAGCCTCGATAGAAGATCATGTATTCTATCGAAATCCAAAGTTTCCAATAGCTCCGAGAGTCTTTGTATCTGGAAGATGACTTCTTCTGCGTCATCCTCGTCCAACTCTATTATTATCCGTTTACCCAACTTTCTTTGCGCTCGTTTGCTTTTCTGCTTCGTGTTTAACACCAAGCATGGCTTGCCACATTTGCAGCTTTTCAACGTCTTCGCTGTTTGCGGCACCCTTGGTTTCTATTTGCTTTTCCACGGTCTCTAATGCAATTTTAAAACTTTCTTCTATGGACTTAGACACCCTCTGCTCCTTTCTTTAAAGAAAATACTGCGTCTCTTTCGTCTACCTTAGGCAACTCTGTTCGGCTTTTAAATTCTTTAACTTCGTCCGCGATGTAGCGCTTGTCTTTTTCGGACAGGTTGGCGTTCTTCCATGCCTCATAGACGATACGTAGTTGGCCGCTGATAGTGCGCCCTTCTACGTGGCTAATTACCACAATTTCTTGATAAACGTCCTTGGGAAGCAGGACGCTTTTCCACTTTGATGTATCCATATTACACGCACCTCTGTGTGCGATTATATAAGACTTTATTCGACAATGTCAAAATCTCCCCAGTTCGGACCCAGCTCAATATCGCACTTATTGGGCACAGATATCTTGATGGCATTCTGCATCATAACGGCAAGTTCCTTTGCCTGTTCGGAAGACTTTACGCTAAAGGCCAGTTCGTCATGGACTTGCAGAAGGGGCACGGTTCCGCTCTTGTACACGTCAACCATGGCCTGCTTTGTCATGTCCGCAGCGCTCGACTGGATTAGCCGGTTCAGCGCTTTATAGGTGTAGGCGCGCTTGAGTCTAGTGGTAGGCCCGTAGGCGTTCACAGCGTCCTGATACGGCATTGCTTTGTTCATGGCAAACTCATCGGGTTCCCACATGTCAAAACGCGCCTTACGGCCTCCCAGAGAGCGCAGAGAACCACTCGAACGCTTGTCTTCTAACGATCTTTGTACGCCTTGCATCAGCCCTTTAACAAAAGGAACCCGGGCGTGGTATTGCTTGGTGAGTTCTTTGGCCTCGGGCAGCGTTATATCTAGCTGCTCAGACAGTTTGGTCACCCCCATTCCGTACATCATGGCTAAGTT